GAGCCCTACAATAGGACCAATAATTTCAAATATAGAACCAAAAATATCTAATACAGGCATTAAAGGTGTTACTAAAGAAGCAAATATTTCTTGTAATTTTGTAGCAGCAGCTGCTAGTTTTTCTTGGGTTGATACAGAAGATAATTGATTAGCTAATTGTTCATTCCCAAGTCTTTTTTTAGCTTCTTCTAAACCTACTTCTTTTACTAGATTGTTAAACTTTTCTTGAGCAGTTTTTCCTTCTTCACCAGATAATTTAGCTAAAGCTTCTCTCTCCATAACAGATTTAGCTAAATCATCACGTGTCATACCAACAGACTTAGCTAATGCTTCCTGTTGAATAACATTCATTTTAGCAAATTCAGCAGCTGTACCTGTTTGTTTTGCTATTTCTTCAGCAACAGTTGCTAAATCACCATTTAAAGCTGCTTGTCTTGCTTTTTCTAAATTTAAGTCTTTACCAGTTAATAATTCAGCTTCTAATTCAGCACTAATAGATTCTTCAAAATTTAATAATCCTTGGGATATATCTTCTAATTTATTTAATTCCATACCGAACTGCTTTGCTTTAAAAGCAGCAGCAGCTAATTTTTCTGGTTGGTTTCCTAATGTTAATGTCGTAGCTGATGAAATTTTACTTATATCAGCCATTATATCTTTGGTATTAATAGCTAAACCATTTTCAGCATTTAAAGCAGCTACTTGACCTAAAATAGCACTTGTATTTTCTTTAATACTATCACCATTAGCAACTGATATTTGGGCTAATTTACTTGCTTCTTCTACACTATAACCTGCTTGAGTAGTTAATTCTGTATAACTAGTAAGCATTTCTTCATTCATAACAACAGCGGTTCCGAATAATTTATTCAGTTCCGTATTTGCTTTGACTAGTTTTTCTGTATTGATGAAAACATTATTAGAATGATTAGCCATATGTTCCATTTCTAGAACCATTGATTGGGCTTCATCACGGCCTATTCCTAAATCTTTTGCTACTTCACTAATTTCTTTATCAACGTGTTGAAAAGCATGAATTAATCCTCCAACAAGGGCAGTCATTACTACTGCTGGATCTGTTAGATGATGAGTAAAGTTTTTACCAATTGATGATAATCCTGTTTTTAAAACTTCAAATTTATTAGCAAAACTATTAACATTTCCACCAGCTTTTTCAATTTCCTCAGCCATTTCCCTCATCTTTTCATTGGCTTCTTCTATACCAAGATGATGAGCTAAAGATCCTAAGCCAATATGTTCCATAGTATGTTCTATACTATGTAAAGCTGCTCCTCCTAAACCTAAAAGTTTATTAATTTGTTCTTCTTTATGAATTCTTTTTTCTAATCTATCATTAATATCATCATATATAGGAAATTCAGCTTTTAAACCTTCTAAAATAGCTCTTTCACTTTCATTAAGATCTCTACGAAATTTTAAATTTGTTTTAGCAATATCAACAATTCCTTTTTCGCGAGCTAAAGCTTCTGCTCTTTCAACAGTTTCTTTTTGTTGTTGTTTTAATTTTTCTTTTGATAATTCTAAATCTTTTAAACTTAATTTAGTAATATCTTGTTCGTCATATTTTAATTTCTGAACAATATCTTGAGTACCTTTAAAAGCCTTAGTAGCTAAATTTATATTAGAATTACTTTTAGATAGTTCTCCAGTTATAGCAATAATTTCATCATGTATATCTCTAAAACCACTACTAAATCTTAAATTACTTTTTTGAGCTTTTTCTATAGAAGCATCTACTGTTTTTATAGCTTCATTAAGTTCTCTAACAGTTAATAAAGTATCTGGTCTGATAATTGTAAGAGGTTCACCAGTTAAATCTTGGTATTCCTTTTTTAACTTTTTTAGTTCTTCTCTTAACTCAGCAATATCTTTTTTATCCGCCATTATAAAATATGTTTATTATAAATATTAAAAGGCATCACTTTTTGGATGCCTTTGTAGAATATGTTGTAGTAGTATATTTTTTGGATGCTTGTGCAAATTCAGGGGCGTTAACCTTGCCTGTAGAATCTACAAGGGTGGTTTTATTTCCTAATTGAGCATTTTGTGTTTGTTCTATTTCTTCTTTATAAAAGTTTTGAATTTGAAAAAACGTAAATTTTCTTAACCAAATAGGCATGTTATATATAGTTTCCCAAGAATAACCTCCTTTTCCATGAAATACTATTTCATGTATTTGTTTAAATAAATTAAATCTAAACTGGCTCGCTATCTCAGAAGTCAGGCCAAAAAAAGCTAATATTGATTGGGATAGTGACCTCCACACCACTATCCAAAGTATAATTTAGATCTACATCTGGTTGTACTTTTCTAATATATTCTCTTAATGCTCTAGAATCACGTGCTAGTAAATAATTGTCTACAAAACCACGAATAGTTTTAGCTTCTCTATCACCTGCTACAGAGGTAATCATATACTTTAAGCGAGTAGATAATTCTGGAGATGCATCTTTATGTATTTTTTTAAGGCCCTCAATTTCTTTATTAACATTTAACTCATCTTTTCCAGTTAATAATTTAAAAGTAATTTCAGTTCCTGTAGAAGGTAAAGTATAAGAAAATTCATTTGTTCCTTTAGTAATTAAAGATTCATCAAATATTTTATTTTCTAAAACACTTAAATCAACTTCATGTTCTTTACCGTCATATGTAAAAGTATAATCTTTTCCATAACCTAAAACACGAGCAGCAATTAATAAAGCATTTTTATCTCCAGTTACTAAATCATTAACGTTAATTTCTTTAGTTACTACTAATGATTCTAAAAGTTTATCAAGTACTATTCCTTTTTGAATATATGCTTGGTTAGATAAAATATCTTCTTCCTTAGCAGTCATATATTTCATTTCTAATTTTCCTGAAGAAAGGGGATTTGATTCAGGGTACAATAATCCTTTTGAAGGTAATTCGATAACTTCTGTGGGGAATGATGGTTTGTTTTCTTCCATAATTTTTATTTGTTATAACTTTGTTGTCCTATATAAATATATAAGAAAAAAAGAAGCTCGCAAAAAATGCGAGCTTTCTTTAATTTATTTTTACTTTTAATTAGAAGTTCAATACGCAATAATCCATACCAATTGTTAATGATAAGTTAACAGCTGCGTTCTCAGTATCCCAGTTATATTCACCGAAGTTACCACCTTTAATAAACGCACCTTTAATAATCCATTCACTAACAATATCACCTACTGGGCCTAATACATCAATAGTTAAGTCTTTTTTATAGAAATCACTATAACCATCTCTACCAGTTACTGATTCGTGGTGTAAACGTACCCATTCCATTACTGCTTGAGCACCTGATGGGGTAATAGGATCAAATAGTGTCATTGTTAAATCGTTCCACTTAGTTTTACCTTTTACTTTGGTATAAACGTTTATATGGTTTAACACTACTTCACCTTGTTCGAACGTTACAGCAGATATTGCTTTGATTATATAAGATGGAATACCATCTACATACATAATGAATCGGTTTGCCTGTTTTGGTTCAAAGGCGGTGAAAAATATTTCGTTTGGATCTAAGATTGCCATTTTGTTTTAATTATTTTATTTTGTTATAAATATTCAACTTTTAAAAAATTATGCTGGGAAAGTTGCTCCAGTTGGTAAGATGTTGAAGTTCAAGTAAACGAATTCAGCAGTCTTAGTTGGCTGTAAGTAAATTTGACCTACTAATTGGTTTCTATCAATTACATCAGCGGTGTTGTTACTATCATCCATGATTACTTTGAAAGCATACAAACCTTGACGTTGTTGTACTGATTCTAAGTATGGATTAACTTGAGCTAAGAATTGATTTCTTGTAGCAATTGTATTTTGTTCAAACACTAAGTTATTAGCAACTTGACCAATGTAAGATTTAAGAGAAATTAACAAACGACGAACGTTTACACGATCAAGAGCAGAAGCTTTTGTTTGTAATGTTTTCTGACCATATACTACAACTCCAGTTCCTGGGAATGTTGCGATTGGGTTAACTTTGTTACTATATAAAGTATCTCTGTTTGCTTGGGATAATTTCTTTTCAGCTCTTACTACTGTGCTTAATCCACCTCTATTAATACCAGCAGGTGCAAACCAAGGTTCACTTACTGTATCGTTATAAGCATAAACACCTCCTACCATTGTTGAAGCAGGTACCCATACTAATTGAGCAGATGAAGGATCAATTGTTTGAACCCAAGGCCAATAAGTAGCAGCATATGAAGTATTTTTAGCATTTGCTTGTGCAGTTACTGTTGTAATACTTGAGCTATAAGGTACTAAATCTGTAACGTAGATATTATCACCTCTATTCATTGTGTTGTTGATGATAGTATTTACTTGAGAAGCACCTAATCCAGCTTCACTACCAAATAAACCAGGAGTTAATAATACGTTAAATCTATAATCATCTTGGTTTGCTAATAAAGCAACCATGTTAGTATAGTTACTAGCACTAATACCTTGAATATTTGCAGCGTTACTTACAATTCCGTTATAATACTTGTTAGCACCTCCATAGAATAAATCACCAGTTGCTCCAGTGAACGAACCACTTGCATTTGCTGGAATAGATCCTGTAAATTGGTTTTTAGCAAAACCAGCATTATCAAAATAGAAAGGTGTTGGGGTTGACACAGATGCTACATAAACATATCTTGAGGCATTAGGATAAGTTCCAAATACTTCAATTTGGTTATCTGCGCTAACATATGATTTGTACTGATCACCAATAACTTTAGATACATAATTAGGAGCTGTTGGATCCATTGATAAACCAGTCCAAGTTTCTAATACAATTTGGTCATTAGTTGTGTCATTACCTTGTCTAATAATTAATGAGAAAGTACCTGATGATGTATCAGCGTTAGCAATTTGCCATCTAATATTATCAGATGAACCTGAAACTAAAGAACCACTAGCGTCTAATGAACTTGAACTATTCATTATAGTACCTTCAGAAATAGTTTTTAACTGAAGGGCTAAAGTTCCACTGATGTTCACAATTGCTGAACCATTAGCGGCTGAACCTGAAGTGAAAGCTGAGGTAAAGGAACCGCTTGCTACTCTAGCTACTAATAATGTTTCACCACCATTTAAAAAGTAGTTATAAGCTGCTATAGAGGTAAAGTAAGAGTAAACCGCACCTCCACTTACAAAAGTAGTACCAAATTTGTTTTGGTAATCGCTCCAAGTAGTAACAATCGTAGGTTGTTCTACAGGACCCTTAACAGTGGGTCCTATAATTGCCGCTCCTACGGTTACAGGTTGTTGTGATACAAACGACTGGTCGTTCTCTAATGATAATACGCCAGGAGATATTAATGTATTTGTAGCCATGTTCTAAATTAATTATTGTATTTTATTCTATAATAAATATTATAGAAGGGTTCAAAAATTAATCCATAACGGTAAATTCTCCATTGCTTAAATCAACAGATCCTTTACCATATTTGCTTGTAATCTCTTGGCTAACTTGTATCTCTTCTTGTTTTAATTGAGTTAAAAGGTCAACCAATGTTTCTTTTTGTAGTTCTAATTCTTGAATTTGGAATTCAATATAACCAAAATCAATTGTTAGTTTGTCTCTTTTTGTTTGTAAATTTCTTAAAGTTTGTAACTCTTCAGGTGTAACTATTTGTTTTTCCATTTTATATTATATTAGTTTTGATTAACATTTATTAAATACCATCCAGAAGTTAAAAATCCTGAAGGGGTTGAAATGTATTGAAAAGTTAAGTTATTAACATTTCCTACTCCTGTAAATAAATTATTTGCTGTAGCTGGAACACTTGGGTTGATTTTATTTCCATTTGAACCATAAATAAACACAGATGATGTAATTTCTATATTTGATAAAATTAAGCTAGTTGCTTCATAGTATGGAGTAAAATTAATTATTTGTCCATTATTTCCGGTACCAAACTGTAAAGCTAATTGAAATGGAGGAGCTGATTGTGATACATAAATTTGGTTTGGAGTATTACCTTGTACTGGGTAAGGAGCAGCTGATGAAGAATAAGTTATATCATCTATACCTATATAAGTGTAAGTAACATTACTAGCATTTGATGCATAACTTGCTGATGTAGCAATAGAAGCGGATACAGCAAAAGAAGCAGTACCTTCAAAATAAGATGCTGTTAATGAATTGTTACTAGGATTATACCATAATCCTGAACCATCAGAACCTGAATCAATATTAATTGCTCTACTTGCTGGGTATGAAGAATCTTTGGCAACAAAAGTAACTAAAAAACCTGCATTGGTTGTAGGAATATTATCAATATCTACTGTATCAGCATTTAAAGCACTAAGGGCTCTAGAAGATGTAACAGCAACTGAGGAAGATATTGCTACCGAAGCTGTACCTAACAAACTTCCTGTAAATCCATTTTGTGAGGATACACTACCTGTTAGTTTTAATGAACCTGATATTGTTATGTCATAAGCTTCAGCACCTGTTAAAGCGTCTATACTTTGTGAAATTTGGGCAGCGGTAATTAGTTGTCCGTCTACTATACCGGTTGTGGAAAGAGTTAATGCCATATCATTAATAAATATTCAGGATTTTATCAATTGACACAATTACTTGCTCAGGTTTTATAGTTTTTGTACATTCAAAATGTCTTGGTGTATTTTGATGTTCAGGACACCACTCCCAATCACCAGGATTTAACCAATGTTTATTAAAACATCCTGTACATACATTAGGGTCGTAATTAAATACACGTTCACATTCTAAAAATTCAGTATAAGGTTCACTAAATCCTGAAATCATTATTACTGGTGTACCTATTGACCATGCTAACCAAGATAATCCGCTACCAACGCCTATAAAAGCATCAGCGTATTTCATATCAATCATTCTATCTTCAATAGGATAATTACCTGTTTTGTTAATTACTCCTTTTAATGTTCCTCCAAGTTTAGAATCATGCCAAACATCTCCTAACTTTTCACTTGTAATCATTACTACTTTATAACCTTTATCGTTTAAGTAATCAATTACTGCTTGCCATCCTCCAGGATGATTCCAATACTTAGCATGAGCTGAAGCATGAGGAGCTATTACAACGTATTTTCCTTCAATTTGTCTTGATTTTTTAGGTAATGACAATTTTGGTCTTAATTCAAAATATTCTAGTCCTAAAATTGAAGTTGAGGTTTGTCCTAAGGGGTGTTGTTTAAATTCAATAGGAATTTTAGTATCAACTACTTTTCTATCATCATCGTAATACCATCCAATAGTATACATAGCATATAAATCAAATACTTCTGTACTTGGTTCCACAAACTCTAATTCAGAGTATTCATCTTTAAACCATTTATTATGAAAAGTAGAACACACAACATGACAATTGTGTTTTTTTCTAAACTCATCAATATAAGGAAACCAAGCTAAAGTATCTCCAATAGCTGATGAATCTAAATGAATGTATACTCTTTTATTTTTAAGGTTAAAATCATGTTCAAATACTAATTCCTCTGTTTCTTTATCATAAACTTCTACTCTCCACCATACAAAATATTGAATAGATGTTTTGGTCCACATATTATTAGTAATTTCACTTTCATGAATTACTTTATCAAACTTAGTATCAATAAATTTAACAATATATGATTTTTGAATATCACCTGAGATTTCACATTTAGCTCCTTGAACAAAATTAATAAAAAATTTATTTTCGTTTTGTTTATAGGGTAAGTTTAATTGTTGTAAATTGTTGTATTCTTGTATTAAAACTTCTTTCATATAAATTGTTTATATATTTGTAATAAATCTTTAGTTCTGTTTTCCCAACTTAATTGTTTGCCTGTGTTGATAGATCTAATTCTATAGCTATTCCAATTTTCTAAAATATCTTTTAAACCCCTATCCATTTCAAATACATTACGAGGAGCTCTCCATGCACCATGAAAATCAGTAGCATGTTCCCAATCCGCAATTATAGGTAAACCAGCGGCTGCTGCCTCTACCATTGTTAAATTAGGGTGTCCTGCTTCTAATATTGTTGGATGAACAAATATATCGTGTTCATGATACAATTCTAGTAATTTATTATTAGGTAAATCAAAAACCAAGTTTAATTTAGGATAAGTTAACATCCATAAATGTTCATTAAAAAAGTATTTATTTGATGAAGGGCCTGCTATTGTAATAGGTAAATTATTTAATGCTGCTAATCCTAACCCAAATGTAAATCCTTTTCTATCAAAAGCTTGATTACCCCCTAAACCATTATTTGCTACCATTAGTAATTTTGGTTCAGTAGGTTTATCTTTAGAAATAGGATAAAAATCATCGGTGTTTACACCATGAGAAAAATAAACACATTTATCACTTTCAAAATAATCAACTAAAAATCTAGCAGGCATTAAAGATATAAGTGAACCTTCAATTGCCTTTAAATTTTCTTTATAAACATGAGAATCTTTACCATAGTGAACTACGTGGTGGTCATGTAGTTGGTAGATATACGGTATACCTTGTTCGGCTAACTGATTAGCTAAATTAGCTACGTGACAATGAACTATATCATATTCACCTTGATTAATATAACCTGCCATATTAATTTGTGATGTATGGCCTAGTTTGTTTATATTATTATGAAATTCCCATACTATTTTTTCTATGGCACCCCATGCTGGTGGTGGGATAGGAATACCACAACCTGGATCTACTTGACAAATTTTCATTCTTCTAAAAATATTAAGGGATTATCTGTTTTTCCGTCTTTAACTGTTTGTTCTATAATACTATATCCTGGGAG